CTTTGATTCACAGAACGGTATGTTCTTTGAACATGATGGCCAGAACCTATGGGCAGTTCGTCGCTCTTCAATCTTCCAGATTGCAGGACGTGTATCTGTAACTGCTGGTTCAACCACAGTCACAGGCGCAACAAACTTCCCAACTGTATTCAACAAGCAATTGAACCCAGGAGACTGGATTGTTATTCGCGGCCAGTCTTACCGCGTTGACACAATTGCATCTGACACATCACTTACTCTTACACAGGGTTACCGTGGTCCAGACGCAGCTAACGTAACTGTTTCAAAGACCATCGATACTCGTATTCCACGCTCACTATGGAACATCGACCGCGCTGACGGAACTGGTACTTCAGGCTACACACTTGACCTATCAAGAATGCAGATGTTCTACATCGACTACACATGGTACGGTGCAGGCTTCATTCGTTGGGGTGTACGCGGACCTAAGGGTGAAATCATCTACTTACACAAGATGGCAAACAACAACCAAAACGCTATGGCTTACATGCGTTCAGGTAACTTGCCAGCTCGTTACGAAGCAGCTTCATGGGCACCAACAACAAAGATTATCCCAGGAGGAACTGGAACTAACGGTGGCGTTGGAACATCAGATACTACAATTAACGTAGAAGATACATCTGCTTTCTCTACACCTCGTGCAGTTGTGACAACAGCAACTGGTAACTCAGGAGCTAACACAATCGTTGTAGGTAACCCTGCAGGTATCATTAACGGTCTATGGGCTAGCGCATCAAACATCACCGCTGGTACTCAGGTTATCAACGTAGTTGGCACAACTGTTACACTTTCAGCCAACAATGCTGGTGCAGTATCAGGCGCTATCACCTTCTTCTCACAGCCAGGTATTGCTGTAATCAAGGATGGTACAAAGCAGGAACTCATCAACTACACAGGCAAGACACCTAACACTCTTACAGGTGTTACACGTGCTCAGGCTGGTGCTGCGGGTGTTACAACTACATGGGCTGTTGGCTCTAACACAGCAGTTGTAAGCTCTGCATCTGGTCTTCAGGTTGGTCAGCGTGTATTTGCTCCAACACTTCCAGACGGTACATTTATTGTGTACATCCAAGGAACCACAGTTGTATTCTCTAACTCACCGATGACTGCAAACCCAACAATTACTGCGGTAGCTGGTGGAGCTACATCTGGTCAGGCCTACACCTACAGCGTAACAGCTCCTGTTGAAGTGCTATTCGGTATGCCAACAGACGCTCCAACAATCTCTCACTGGGGTTCATCGGTAATGATGGACGGTCGTTTTGATGAAGATAAGTCACTTCTCTTCACATACGGTCAGACAGTTGGTACACAGCTTGCCCCTGCTACATCATTTACAGCAGTTGGTACAGCTTCAGCTTCTGCAACAGTAACACTAGGTGCTGCAAACACCAACATTGTTCCTGGTATGTATGTCGCAGACTTTGCTGGTACAGCGATTCCTCGTAACACCTTTGTTACACAGGTTATCTCTTCAACATCTATCGTACTAAGTAACGTTGTTACTATCACCTCAGCTACATTGACCTTCTACGGAGCGTCAACTAAGGCCCTTATGTCAATCCGTATCGCTCCATCTGTTGACTCAGGTGCTATCGGTAACTTTGGTGCTAAGGAAGTTATCAACCGTATGCAGCTACAGCTAAACTCACTTGGTTTGACCTTGACTGGTACAACCACTGGTAACGTGCTAGTACTTGCGTTCGTCAACGGCCGTGTGTTTAACCCTACAGCTCTTGTAAACGCCCCATGGCGAAGCGCGGTAAACAACGCAACGTTGATTCCAAACTCATCACTTGCACAAATTGTGGACTACGCTGGTGGTAACTACGTAATCCAGGGTGGTGAAGCGACTGGTGGATTCTTCACTAACGCTACAGGAACTATTGACTTGGAAAAGGTACGCGACCTAGGTAACTCAATCCTTGGTGGTGGACAGGGCTTTGGTAACACCTTAGCTTTCCCAGACGGTCCAGACGTTCTGACAATTGTTGTATCTAACGTTGGTACAACTGCTCAGACAGTACAGGCTCGTCTATCATGGACAGAAGCTCAAGCATAATCTAAACTCTCGTCGAGTCTACCCCCGTCAGTTCGCTGGCGGGGGTATACTTTTGCCACAATGAATCTTGTACAGCGCTCCGTAGCTAAAGGCGGAAGACTCGCCCCACTTGTTATATCTAAAGGATTAACTAACGGCACAGGTCTTATGAACCCCTCTATCTTTATAGATGACGATGGGGACATCCTTGTAAACCTACGACACGTCAACTACACGCTTTATCACTCTGAAGGCGCTCAAAGGTTCCCATCACACTGGGGTCCGTTGTCTTACCTACACCCAGAGAAAGATATGCGACTTGTAACTGAGAACTATCTAATGCGTTTAGATAAAGACCTTAAGGTTATTAACCATACTAAGGTAGAGATGCTTATCCTGCATGAGCCTATCTGGGAGTTTGTAGGCCTAGAAGATGCTCGTTTAGTTCAATGGGAAGGTAAGTACTATTTGATTGGCGTACGACGTGACACCACCACAAACGGTCAAGGGCGCATGGAGTATACGCAGATTGAGATTGATAAAGACGCTTGGACCGCTAAAGAGGTACATAGAAAGCGCATCCCAGCTCCAGGAAGCAACACCTCCTACTGTGAGAAGAACTGGTACCCCGTTATAGATAAGCCATATCATTTCATTAAATGGACTATGCCTACCGAGCTTGTGTACTCAGCGCCTGATACAGAAGGTGTCGAACAAATGTTCGTACGGGAAACCTTCCCAGCGCCTAACGACCAACGCGGCAGCTCTCAAATGATTCCTTGGGGCGACTACTACATTTCAGTAAGCCATGAGGTTAAGTTGTTTAAGAACTACCTTCAGCAGAAAGACGGCCTATATCATCACAGGCTTTTGGTTTGGGATAAGGACTTTAATCTACTGGGCTTATCTCCAGAGAAATGGACCTTCTTAGATGCTCGTATTGAGTTCTGCGTGGGCGCAGCAAAGCTTGGTGAGGACCTGCTTTTAAGCTTTGGTTTTCAAGACAACGCTGCCTTTGTACTGCAGGTCCCAGGTGAAGTTGTAGAAGAGATGATTGAGGAGGCACTATCAAATGAGGTCCATTGAAGAGCTAATTGAAGATGCGTCCCATGATATGTACAACCCAGTACTTAACTTTGAGATTGCTGAGAAATATAACGAGCTGAATCAAACAGCCTCGGCTGTATCGTTCTATCTAAGGGCCGCAGAATACGGTGTAGAAAGTCATCCTCTAATCGTTTACACCTCACTGCTTAAAATGTCTATCTGCTTTAATGACCAACGGGATAGAAACAAGACCGTACTTAACAACATACTACAAGCTATAGCGCATGTGCCGACTAGGCCTGAAGCGTACTTCTTTTTGTCTCGTTACTACGAGCAGCTAGGGTCGTGGCAAGAGTGCTACACCATGGCGTGTGTTGGATTAGAGTGGGCGTTTGATGAGGGTCATATGGAACCTCTTCCAGCAGATGTGGAGTACCACGGCCCGTACGTCCTTACGTTTGAGAAGGCTGTCTCCTCATGGTGGATAGGTCGCCAGGATGAGTCACGCGCTCTGTTCAAAGAGCTCGACTTAATGGAGCTAGACCCTAAATATCGAGCCTCCGTAGAGTCCAATTTAAGCAATATCCTCTAGTAAGGTATGACATAATAACTGATACCGTGTTTCTTTGAAAGGAAATCTAATGGCTGATTTGAAGACTGAATGCTCTGTATGCGCAAACAATATTGTCGTAGCAGAAGCAAATGTTAGCGAAAACGAAGACGCTACATATCTTTGCCACGTTTGCCAAAAAGTTTACGCTTAAGGCTTAAGCATGAAGGCCTATACGCCTGGCGGTAGGTTTGATGCTGATTTTGAAACAACAGACATCCTTAAAGGCATTGACTCAGATTTAAAAAACCCAGTGGGCACGTTTGCTCAATGGTATATCTGGAACCCCTCTGCCCTTGTTGTCGACCCCATTTATGATGTAGGTCAAGACGTAACTGGTTCTGTTGGCGGACGAGCCTGGACAGGGCCTTATACCCTGCCAGTCGTTCGTGCAGTAATTTCACAAGGTCAGGTTAAGAACTCCGCAGTTGGTTACTACAACGCAGATACTCTTCACCTCACCCTTAATATCGAGGACGTAGAGAAGATTGCTCCTGGAGTAATTACTAATCCCGATAAGCAAAACAAGGGCCGTCTTATCTGGAAGAATCAGGTATATCGCCCTTTCTCCGTTCAAGAGCGAGGAATCGTATCTGAGCGGTTTACCCTTCTAGTTGTTGATTGCCAGCAGGTTATGCCTGAGGAGATGGTCAACGACCCTCAGTTTGCGGCATACGCAAGTTAGGAAAGACAATGGCTGTTATTCATGATGTATTCACTGTTGGTACCACCGCAACACTTATTTGCCAAATACCAAGTAAGTGTCCAACTACTGCTGTTTTAATCTTTAATGATGACAACAACCCTATCTTTATTGGGGACGCCACCGTTGCTGTTAGTGGAGCTGACACTGGACTAAAGATTAGTAAGTCAACTACATCCTCTCAAATTTGGCTAAACGCTGGGGATAAGCTTTATGCTATTTCTGCAGCTGGAACTGCAGCTAACACTGTGGCTGTTCTATGGTCAAAGGTAATTGCTGATTAATGCCTTTTAAATCTGAGGCTCAGAAGGGCTGGATGTACGCCAACCACCCTAAGATGGCTAAGCAGTGGCAGGAACACACCCCTACAGACAAGAGGCTTCCTGCTAGAATTAAGAAGAAGTCCACCAAGTCGAAAGGCAAGTAATATGTGCGCAACATGCGGATGCAAGGATAAGAAGTCAGCTAAGAAGAAGGCAATGCCTTTTGAAAAGAAGGAAGCCAAGGGCGGCAAGAAGGCTGCTCATGAAAAGGGCGAGTCTAAGAAGATGGAAAAACTAGAGCACCTTAAGAAGGCTAAGAAGAAGTAATTATGAAAAAGCTTACTCCTGGGGGCACTAAGCCTTACAACAAAAATAACGATGAGGCTCAGGATGCCAAAACAACCCGTGGTTTAAGTAAGTCTGAAAAGTCTAAGTTTGAAAAGATGGACAAGCAACACCGCAAGCCTGTCAACCAAAAGGAAGACACCTATATGGATAAGGCTAATGTGGAGCGAATCAAAGAACGAGAACGCGCTATTAAAGCAAAAGAGAAGCCAACTGAAAAGAAGGCCGAAACTAAGAAGCCAAAGAAAAAGAAGTAATGATTAAGCCCCCGCAAGGGGGCTTTTTCTTTATACTTGTAGTGACCCCATGCGGGGGTCAAAGCTTTACCCTTGCGAAGTACGTTGCCAACTCTTAGGAGATTTGCCATGTCTAATATAGACAAACCAGATGAAGTCGCTTTTGCGCAAGCAATCGCTGACAATCTTCCTTCGCAAAAGGATAAAGAAAATTTGGTTAAAGGCGTTGGTATAGCGTACTTACTAGGTAAAGCATTTAAGCATGTCAGATAATGTAGATACCTTGGCATCTGATGCCGCATATTCACTTACACCAATTTTAGAATATAACCTTCGTATTGCTGCGGACGCTGGTGGCTGGCCTGATGAGATTATTAAGCAGCTCACAGTTGAGTATGACAAC